ATAGTAAAGACAGACTTGGCAAAGTACTTCAACTTGCCAAACCCCGGGCTGAATAGCTTTCTAGATAGAACGGAAAGAGGTCAACCCGACGATTACCGTACCCCGTTTTGGAACGGAGCCCCACGAGCTAAAGTGCTCGACATGTGGCGGAAGGTGGTTGACGCTAAAGACGTTGACTCATTTATGCCAGGGTTGTACGAAATTGAAATGGAACAGAAAGATAAGGTTGGGCCTTATTCTATTATGTTTCCTTTCGAGGAAAGGATGGATGACGTAACATCATATTTTACTCTACCTAAAGATGATGTAAGGTTAATTCCACGCGAAGTAATGCGAAAGGTCAAAGCATTACTACGAAGAGGGAGCTTATCCCTCTCCAGCTACAAGAATACCATCGCTGAGATGAAACTAAACACCAACAGCGGTGCACCTGAGTTTGTTCGAAGGAATTCAGTAGTTGATGAGACTCTAAAATTAATAGAGTCTGGGTATAATAAATGGATTGCGACATTGGGATGGCGTGGTCAATCAGGAGGTTTATCTGATAAAGACGTTAAACAACGTGTTGTTTGGATGATGCCTTTTGGTCTTAATATACTCGAATTACAGTTTTACAAACCTTTAATAAAGGCTTGGCAAACAGATGGTTTATTCCCAGCTCTTATCTCCTTAAGAGCAGTTGAGGAAAGGGTCACAAAGTTATTTGACACTAAACGTCCAGATGATTTAGTTATTGCAACTGACTTTTCCAAATTTGACCAACACATCAACAGCCATCTCCAAGATGTAGGACTAGAGCTGATATTGTATGAATTCGACCGACAGTATCATCCTCAAATAAATAAAGTGTTTCCACTTAAGTTCAACATTCCTATTGTTTGTACGAATGACGTAACTGTGGAAGGTAGACACGGAATGGGATCAGGGTCTGGAGGAACTAACGCTGACGAGAACTTGATCCATACAGCCCTTCAACACACCGCCGCATTTGAAGCCGGACAAGAACTGAATTCAGCCTCCACTTGTTTAGGTGATGACGGCATTCTCTCATTTGATGGGATTAAGGTCGAAGACGTAATATCGGCATATACTGCACGTGGATTGGACATGAATCCTGATAAGCAATATGCTGATAGACACTCGACATACTTTCTCCAGAGGTATTACCACGATGCCTATCGAGACGAGTCAGGAGTTATGTTGGGGGTCTACAGTACATTCAGAGCTTTGGGTAGACTGCTAGGCCAAGAGAGATTTTATGACCCTAATGTTTGGAGTAAAGAATTGGTGACATTAAGGGCATGGAGCATATTAGAGAATACATCGAATAGTCCGTTATTCGAGGATCTCATGGAATTTGTACTAAAGGGTGACAAGTATAGATTAGGACTTGATCTCCCAGGCTTTATCGAAAACATTACGGGGATAGTGGATAAAGCAAGAGACGCTGTACCAGACCTGCTAGGATATACGCAGGGCATGGAATATGAAGGCAGAGAAATTGGCATTAAAGACTGGAAAGTCTACAAGTATCTGTATTCCCGAGCTAAGTAGAGCTGACG